TTAAAGAACGTTACAAAGACTTCCACGGCCCTGTCCAGCAACTTGAAGGAAATCAACAAGGCGCTGAAACTGGATCCCGGAAACACCGAACTGCTGAACGAAAAGCAGAAAATTCTTTCCGAAAGCGTAGCCGCCGCGCGCAAGGAATTGGAAACCCTGGAAGGCGTACAGAAACAGGTTTCGGACCAGTACGCCAACGGCGACATTGACCGGGGCGCGTGGCTGGAATATCAAAACAAGCTGCAAAAAGCCAAGCAGCACCTTGAAGACCTGGAAAAAGCGCAGAAGGACTTCGGCACCGCCGCCGCCCAGGCCATAAAGGAAGCCGGCGCAAAAATCGAAGAATACGGCGGCAAGACTTCAAAAGTCGGCGAGACGCTAACCAAAAATGTAACCACGCCGCTGGCCGCTGCGGCTGCTGCTGGCGTTGCCGCGTTTTCTGCCGTGGACGAAGGCGTGGACACCATCGTAACGGCAACGGGCGCAAGCGGCGAAGCCCTGGACGGTCTGGTGGCAAGCTATGAAACAATAGCAACCAGCATACCCGAAGAGCTGGGCGACGTTGCCGGCGCTGTGGGCGAGGTAAACACCCGCTTCCACACGACGGGCGAAGAACTGGAAGGGCAGACAACGCTTTTCTTGCAGTTTGCCAAAATAACCGGCGGCGACGTAGTTTCGTCGGTTGACAGCGCCGACAAGGTGCTGAAGACCTTCGGCAAGACTTCGGACGACGCAAGCGGCCTGCTGGGCATGGTAGCCAAGGCGGCGCAGGACACAGGAATAAACGCGCAGGGCCTAATGGACGACGTGCTGGCGAACAGCGCGACCTTTAAGGAACTGAACTTTTCCCTGGAAGAAAGCGTCAACTTCATGGCCCTGTTGGACGAAAACGGCGTTGAATCGGGCGTGGCGCTGGCCGGGCTGAAAAAAGCCGTTGTGAATCTGACCGACGCGGGCATGAGCGAAAGCGAAGCCCTGCAAACCGTTATAGACAAAATCAAAAACGCCGGAAGCGAAACGGAAGCCCTAACCATTGCGCAGGAAACCTTCGGAACAAAGGGCGCGGCTGAAATGGCTACCGCGATACGCGAAGGCCGCCTGAGCCTTGACGACCTGTCGGCCAGCATGGCGGACTATTCAACCGTTGTAACTGACACCTACAACAACACAATGGACGGCGTTGACGGCGCAACGACTGCGGCGAACGCGGCTAAAATCGCAATGTCAACGCTGGGCGAAACAATCAGCGATATGCTGGCCCCTATATTCCAACATTTAACCCAGCTGCTTATTGACGCAAAAGCGCGCTTTGATACGCTGGACGACGGCCAAAAGCAAGCCATTGTTACCATTGGTCTGATTGTGGCTGCAATCGGTCCGGCCCTTGTGATTATCGGCAAGGTAATTACAGCCGTGGGAACCATTACCACGGGCGTGGGCAGCCTTGTGGGCTTTGTGGGCGGCACGGTTGTGCCGCTTATTACAGGCACCGTAATGCCCGCGCTGTCGGGTCTGTGGGCGCTTATGCTGGCAAATCCTATATCTATTGTTATTGCAGCCATTGCGGCCATTGTGGCCGCATTTGCGCTGCTGTGGAACAAGTGCGAAGGCTTCCGCAATTTTTGGCTTAATCTTTTTTCTTCCGTCAAAAGCACGGTTGTGGACGCGAAAAACAACGTTCTTTCCACCTTCGACGGAATCAAAAACGGAATTTCGAGCCGCATTGAGGGCGCGAAAAACAGCGTACACAATGCCATTGAAAACATTAAAGGCTTTTTCAATTTTAGCTGGTCCTTGCCGCACCTGCAACTTCCGCACCCGTATATTTCCGGGCGCTTTTCCCTAAACCCGCCCAGTGTGCCCAGCTTCGGTATTAACTGGTACAAAGAAGGCGGCATTTTGTCCGGCGCGCAGATTTTCGGGCAGATGGGGGGCAATCTTTTGGGCGGTGGCGAAGCGGGCCAGGAAGCCGTTCTGCCGTTGTCCGATTTTTACAGCCATCTGGACGGGATTCTGTCGCGGTACATGAACAACACGGCCAGCGGCCTGGTTATCCAGCTGAACATTGAACGCTTCGAGAACGGCGGATCCGAAGACATTAAGGAAATCG